CTATAAAGATATGGTCTATTTTTTATTAGACCATATCTTTTGTGATTTTATTTTAATTATTCCAAAATCCTTCTACATTCTTAAGCAAGTCTGCAAGAATTTCTTCATTTAATGGATTCTTTAAATATTCCACTACATCTGAAGGATTCTTACCAATCATTGTTGCACTCTTCATGTGATAAATAAATCCATCACCACGTGTAGCAATCAGCTTGTAATAAGAAGCATCTTTAACCATCGCTCTCAATTTCAAAGTTTCCATGTCTAAACTTGCAGTATCCAAGAAACGTTGAGCTGTTTTCTTTTTATCTTTCTCTACAGTTTCACCATTGATGTATTTATCCATGTTATCATACATAACATCATGTGGTGTAGTTTTACGATATTGCGTTGAATTTGGATCAACAATCTTGCACACATAGAACAACTTATTTTGGTTCTTATCATACAATTTTTGCAACTCTGCAAGAGCTTTGTTACGCAACTTCTTAACCTCAGTTCTGATAGATGCAGTTTCTTCAAACTTATCTAGATAAAACTTTTTACTTGTTGATTGTCTAGCTTGTTCAAGAGATTTAGCAATCAAAGAAAATCCACCTGCCTCAATAGCTTTCATTCTGATTAGATCATATGGATCTTTTGCAGGATCTAAAAACAAAGGTTCATTACCTAATCTTAGTACAATCTTTTCCCAAAACTGATCATTATCAGGACGCAAAAGTTTTACTTTGTTCCAAAATTCAGGATCATCAGTCTTAATAATGTTAGAAGCTAATTCTTTCTCTAACTGTGCTACTGTAACTCTAATTTGTTTGACTGTAGCTTCATACTCATCTTCAGATAAATCTTTAAGTTCTGGTGCAAATTCATTGAGACCTGTAACATATCTTTTAATACCATTGTACTCAAGACAAATAATAGGTTCTTCATGAAAACAATTTTCAAATAACGCCATCTCATAGCGTTCAAGTCCCATGTTGTCAATAGAACTATTAACAAAAGGACGAATACTTACTGTTGCACCACGTTTTAATGAGTTGTGTTTCTCAATCATTGTTACTTCCATAAAAGTTTTTAGTTGGTTTTTTTGTTTTCTTCTTTGTAACAGTTAGTCAGCATTTCTGCTTCAAGCTCCTAAACCACGTCAAGGTTGTTACTTTTAGGAGTACCTGGATCCTTGCGGTCCAGGCGTTCTGTATACTTTCATATACAGGTTGGAGGTGGAGTATCTTAGTGTAACTCCAGGAGGATTTTAATGCCCTCCTGGATTACAAGTACCTTCAGGGTTCCTTAGAATGAACCACCAGTGATGGGGTTGCGCATCACAATTTTAAGAACTTTGGTTGGGTCCTTAACCCAGATAGAAGGCATCATCTGACTCATGAACACTCTGTAACCGTTAAAGTTACCAACAGAGGCAAACCCTTGTGAGCGTCCCATGTAGTCCATAGTACCGTTCTGATAGAACCACTTCAATTCACTATCCCACTTCATTTTCAACAAGAAGATGTTGTCATTAGTGTTATCAGTGATATCGAATACAATAAAGTTATAAGAAGACAATGGGAAACCATCAATGATTGGGTTTTCAATGTCATTAGTGTGTACGTTATCAAACGCTGGATTCAATACAAACTTCACATTTGCCAAGAAAGGAATTGTGTAGCTAGTAAATGCAAATCCAAAGTTCAAATCCATAGCATTGTTACCAGAAATAGCACCAATACCTGCTTTAGACATGTCTGTGAACAAAGTATTAGCTTGTCCTGAAGTTGCACCAGCAATGTTAAATGCTTCTTTCTTGATAGCTTCGTTAACCATCTTCATACCAGCCATACCAGTTTGAACAATGATTTGACGTGAAGGATCTGGTCCTTTAAATTCAACCTTACCATTGTAGAAGTTGAAGATTTCAGAACGGAACAACTCCAAAGAGAATCCACTCTTGTTGTAGATACGCTTAAATGAGTTATCCAACTGATCCCACAAACCTACAGACAAACGGATATCATCTGGTCCATCTTGCTTAATGCGACCACCCTTACCCCACATCAAGTAAGTTTCAATGTCATTAGCAATTTTACTCAAGTGAGCAGCTTCCATCTTAGTAACGAAAGTGCGACTCAAATCACCATTGTCATATGCTTTCTTGATATAGTCTTTACCCATTTTGCTAACCATTGCATCAATGTTAGTCAGAGAAGGATCTTTAGCGATGTTAGCATCAAATGAACGCCAGATTTCAGTTACTGGAACTGTACCATCAGCATTCATTCCACCTTTCATCATCATTTCTGCGCGAGAAGATACAGAGTAATGTACGTGAGCTTCAGCACCACCAACAAAGTTGTAGTACTCACGGAAACCTGCATTCAATTCACCGATGTCAGAAAACTTCTCACCATATTCTCCACGTGCAGAACCTTTACGGAAGAACTTAGTACCTGGTTTCAAGTAAGCTCTATCTAACTTTGCAATGTTGTTTTTGTTAACCAACTGTACAGTGTAGATGAAACCATCACCAGCAGGCAAGATATCATCAGCAGTGATGAACAATTCCTCTCCTTTGTACTTATCATAAGTGATGATATCACCATGACCAAAAGAACGCTTGTTCAACTTGATTTTGAATGTAGTACCATCCTGCCCCAAGTCATTGCTTCCAGTTTCAATATTCTCTACAATGTAGGGAAGATCTTGAACTACTGGGGTTTGCCACTTGTACTCTCCGCGAGGATTGTCTACTAAAATGGTGTTCTTACCACCAAAAGATGCCATCTGATAAAGAGGCATTTCTACCTTTTGTGACATTGCCCACAAATCAACAGGACCCAAATCCATGGGTTCAGAAGATTTAAGCATGTTCACCAAATGGTAGCTGTCTACGTGTGAAGATACCTTATAGTTGGTATCGCGTAGAAAGAGACCGTTGTTTAAAACTGGTGTACTCATCTGTTTTTAAAAATTAAAAGTTAATATAAATTGTGTGTTATCGTTTAAAAATATTCACTGGTTTTTTCAAACCTTGTTGTCTACGTTGTGGTCTTGGATCATCATCCTCATCATCTCTTGTAGATGAGGAGATTTTCCTTGCTTCCTCTGTTTTAAGTTTGCGTGCAGTTTCTGCAGCAACCTCATTTTTAGCTTGCTTACGCAAATTCTCTTTGTAATCATCTGGATCAGACAATAACCAAAGTGTTTCTGCAATCAAATCGTATCTTGGTTCTTTACCAAATTGATACTCTTCTAAAAGCTTTCCTAGCAAGTTTGTTGGTTTTCCTGTCATTGAACCATACTTTACAGTAGTCAATTCATCCCACAAGAACTTTTGACGTTTTGCATCAATCTTTACACCATTTAACTCAGCTGGTTTTAGTGTATGATAGATGTTTGCCATGTATGCTTCTTTTTGTGCTTGCTGTTGTTGACGAAACTGTTCTTGTTGTGCAAGCTTCATCTGAAGAATTTCATCTTCTTTTTGATCCAACTTTGGTTTGAATTGTTGTGCTTTCTTATTCAAAGAACCAGCTTCAATCCATTCTTCAATTTGTTCTTCAATCAAATCTTGATCTCCGTTACCAAAGTTTGTGGTTTGTAAGTACTGACGTACAATCATTTCTTGATGATCAGGATTTGATACATCTAAAGAACGTGTTTCTTCAACAGCAGCTAATGCTCTGAACAAACCTTTCATGTCAGTACCACCTCTTGCGACATACTCTGCAGCATACTGCAACTCGCCAGGTAGTGATTCAAAGAACTCTTTGGGAGTTTGTTCTTTGATAGAATTTTCACGATGTTCAAAGTTTGCTTGAATCAACTCTTTCCAATCCTTCATTGAATACTCCTCTAAAGGTTTGTCATCCTCAAAAGGCATAATCAAACCTTCTTCAATCAGTTTAGAAAATGTATCAATAAGACCACTCTTATCAACTTTTTTCCTTCCTGATTTATTTGCTGTTACATCATCATCATCTCCATTTTCAAGATCTTCATCTAATGCTGCTAATGCTTTATCTACATTAACTGTCTTTTTAGCATCTGGATTATCAGAATCATCATCTGCATCATCATTATCTAAAAAGCTTAGGTCTGCTGTTTTAGTACCACTACTGAATACATTTGCTGGTGCTTTTACACCATCATCATCAGAAGTCACAATACTATCAGCACCTGGCATTGGTAAAAAGTCATCAATGTTATCAATGGTAACACTGTCAACAGCTACTCCGCTTTTATCAGTACTCATAAAATTTTAGTTGGTTTAATTTGTTCTTCATATATAATGTACAATATAAATTTCAAAAATTTACACCTTTAAAAGGTAAACTATATTTTTTGAACACTATATCGCTATTATTTATCTTTGTCGTACTTATTCTTGTTTGTACGCGCTACTTGGAGTTGCTTATCAGCAATTTCTTTGCGGGTTTGTAACTCCTGTCTTTGAAGATTTAATTTCTGTTGTTCTGCAGCATTCTTATTGATTTCCTTCTCTCTAGCAAGTGACGCACTTTGTTCTTGTGCATTCTTTTTATCTAGATACTCAAGCGTATCAATATAGTCACTTTGCTGATCTTTATTAAGATCCACCATTCCTGTATAACCTGCAGAACGTATCTCAGCAATTTCTTTATTATTCTGACGATCCAATGCTTTTTGTTCAGCTTGATGTTTCAACATTGCTTCTTGACGTTGATTTTCAGCATCTTGCTTCATCTTCTCAGTCTCTTGCATTGACTGCATTTCTTGTTGTTTAGAAGCATTTACTTTCTCTTCAATACCTTTCATGGTATGTGTAATCTCTGCAAGAGAGTCTGCTTTAAGAATATTACCAAGATCATAAATAGATGCACCAGCAGTGTTATTATTCATTGCTAACTGACGAATCTGTTCAAGTAACATTTTTTGATTAACCTTTGTAGAGGCAAATACATTAAGTTCTCTAGACAAAAGTTCTGTACTATTTATCTGGAAATTTACTTTTTCATCTAATGATGTAATATATTGGAGTCTCAAACTTGGTTTATTTGAATGATAATACTGCGCAAGATCTGTACGCATCTGGTGCACGCGAGGCATCAATTGTTCAGAATGCTGAATAAAATACATTTCTGTTTGTGCATACGATGCATTGACAGCTTGTTGTACTCCTGTAGCAGTTTCTTGAGATATTACTTGTCCCATTCTTTGAGGATTTACCCCAATAGTCTCATATGCTTGTTGCTTAAAGTAAGTAGCAAGCTGAATACGAGACATCAATCTTTGAGTCTGTTCTAGATTTAGAACTTGATAATGCTGGAAATTTAAAGCATTTTCTGTATTTGTAATGGATGTATCTAATGGAAGCATCTGGAAATTCTTCATAGCAACATATGCTTTTGAGAAATTATCATGTCCCCAATCTTCACCCATAGAGTGTTTAGGTAATGCATTCTGATCAAGCATAATTACAGTACCCAATTCATCAATCAATATATCAGCAATCTGATTATTTACAATGTTATATCCAATTTGATAAGGTTTCATCTTATCAACCATAGAAGAACTCTTAGTATTACGGTCACTAAATACAGCACCTTCTACAGGTAACTTACAACCATACAAACTAAAGTCTCCTTTAAACTGAAAAGGAATAGGTTTAATGTTTAGATACAAAGGTTGAAAACCATTAGCATCAATGTTTCCATAAAAACTAGGTCTGTTAGGACCAATCTTAACTCCTCCCCAAACTTGGTTAATCCAAATCCAATCAATGTGTTCACCATAAATTACAGTTTCTTTGCATTTTCTTTTTATTACAGATGTGTCATATAAAGGCTTTTCTGTAATTAAATAATTCTCATCAATAATACTTTCTGTAACCATACCATCAGCATCAACAGATGTCAGATGTCCAACCATTCTCTGAGACTTCCAATATGCTGTAGTAACACGCAAAAGATTCATGTTAGACAAGTCAGATAAATCTTCAGATTCATTTAAAATTTGAAAAAGAATATCATCCCCTGTATTTACAAAAGTATCTCTAGCACTCAAGAATTGACGCATACCTAATGATGGACCTTGTGTATTCCACTCGTGTGATCTAGTAGCATCATAATAACTACCGTCATTCTGAACACCAGGAAGCATGTATCCTGCAGCTTTTGTAGGGTAGATTGACTCAAGAGTCTTTAACTGATCTGCATTCATCATCCATCCATACTTATCTACAATGTCAGCTAATGTCATTAGATCTAATCTACCAACCCAGTTGGATTGAGAGATATATCTTGCTTCAGGAGACTTATGGTAAAATGTCAATGCAGGATTCCACACTTCAATATCAAAGTCATCCTCATTCATTTTAAAATGCCAGAACTCTCTATCAGTAATCAACATGTCACGAAACGCTATGTTTTCTAACTCACGCATCATAAAACGTTCTTCATCTACATTATGTTGGTGGGTTGCCCACTCTTCAATCAAAGATCTGTAATCCTTTTTAAAGAATTGCTCTACTTCAGGTAATGTCTTTAGATTATCAGGAGACATCATCTGTTGTGCTTGTTGTGCTTGCTGTTCATCCTCAAGATTTAAACCCATCTTTTGGATATTTTCCATCATTTTTTGTTCAGCATCAGCAATCAAAATTTCCTCAACCATCATGCGTTTTGCCTCTAGCATCTCATTAAAAGATCTATCATCAACCGCACGATAAGAAATTTTATCATTACGTTTAGCAAACTCACCTAACATTACATTAAGAACATTAGGAATAATAGGAAAAAACTTAAGTTCAAATGCACCAGAATCATCTTTTGTCAGAGTTTCAATAAGATCTGCTGCCTCATTGTCCTCTTCTACTAGATAGTCTGTTCTGTCAATAATACCATTTGCAAGTTTGTAGTTCTTTAGCAATCTGCGGGCATTTCTGCGGATTTGTTTAAGACCTTGCATCTCCAACCAATCCATGTTCCATGCACCCCATGACTCATCCTTCTCATCACTTAGTAAGAATTGAACAGGTTGGGTAATTGTACCCATACGATTGTACTCTGCTCTTGCACCATTCTTTAACTGTAAAGCGTTATAAATTTTTGGCATCTTATCTAAAATTTTTAAAAGGACTTCTAGGTTTTGTTCCCCCTACATTACGAAAGGGACTCTTACTAAATAATTTACTCATTTTATTTTTATTATCCAAATTCTCCTCACGTTCAATACGCTTAGAATATCCTCTGTTTGACTCTTGTACTTTTGCAAATGCAACTAATGAGCAAAATGCCACCAGTCTATCTACGTTTAATCCTTTTCTATATGCTTGCATTTCTTTCAAAAGCATAGGATCAGGTATTCTTTCAACCCCATGAGTTGTTCTTACAATCTCCCCATCTTCCTTAGTTTCATGGTCTAATGCTTCTTCTAAAAACTGTACAGCATATGACACCAAATGACCTCTGAAGATATTACCAACGTTCCTCCAACCATATTCTTGATATACGTTAGTATTACTCATAATCTCCTTTAAGAATAAAATCTGATTTTTAGGCACAAGATATTTTTGCTTTCTTCTAGAAATCATATATTGGATAAACAAACTTATGTTATTTTCCACAATAGTCCATGCATTATACCATTCAATTATTAACTCTAGTCTTTCGTGTGTTTTATTAAGGTCATCAAAACGACCGCACCAACTAGCAACAATTTTATCTCTCTCTATAATCTGTTCTATTGTCCCATCTTTCTTGTGACGTGTTACTTCTTGAGAGGTCTTATATACATAGATAGAACACAATGATTCTGATGTGGTAGTTTTACCTTCTGCAACGGGGTCAATAGATGCATAATACATCCCAAATGTAGGATCTTTTACAGGTCTTTCATATACACAGATTACACCCTCTTTATCTTGGGTTTTTGCTGTAATAGGAAACTCCATAATGGGAATTTTCCTAGATTCCTTTGCTACAATCTTACTATTCTCATCTCTATGAAGATCTAGATACTCAGTAAAATAAGTTTTATCTTCTATCCTGCGTAATTGTTTAGCAACCAAGTGTAATGGAAAAACACTATCTTCTCTAGAAGAAAAAGCTTCTGAGATGTACATAGGTTTCTGAGAAATACGAAGTTGGTACTCATCAGGTCTAAGTGTTTTTTTCCATATTACTCTTTCATCACGAATCATCTGCATTGCTTCTTCAACCTGTGAGTTACCCCACTGATCTATACAAGGAATCATACTCCACTGTTCTGGAATAAACAAACCACACATTCCTGTCTGATTATTCTCATCCATAAGGTTTGTTTCAACTGCTAATACATCCTTAGAGTCTGGATTGTGTATCAACTCTTTAAGAGGTTCACACTGTTCCAAGTCACCCACAGATCCTGCAGCTACAAACTGACCAGTATAAGTCATACCGGATTTCATGGCAGGTAGCAAGTACTCAAGTGTCTTACCCATGTGAGGAGCAATACCAGCTTCCTCATGGAAGAACAAAGTACAAGGTCCTCCTACTCCGTTTGTTGGATCTTTTTCAAGAACAAGTCCTATTAATACAGACTTTAAACCTACATCTCGCTTTCTACCACCCTGGTTAACTTCAATCTTTTGTTCCCAGTTTAATACTTTATCTGGGGTAGATGGTCTGTACCAAGCAGTATGTGTATTCAAGAAGTTACGATACTCTTCTAAGAAACGCCATGTACCTTTTTCTGCAACGTAGTCTTTAAGAGATCCTGCCATCTTATTAATAGCACCCTCTTCAAACCAGTATAGGTTAATCATTTTAGCAGCGTGGAAATATGAAGATGCAATCTGACGTTTCTTTAAGATTGCTGCATGCTTAAATGTTTGCTTTGCAAGTTCCTCATATAATGCCATGTGATACTGAGCATCACGTACATCAGGGAAGGTAAACTTACTAACCTCTTTATTATAAATTGGTAAGAAGTTTAACCACATATAGTAATCTCTAGTAAGATACCAATGGTTATCTCCATTTTTATAGATTACACCATTACGACATTTTTCTTTTTCTGTTTCCCAGTATCTTACAAAATCTTTACTCTTTGGTGGAAATTGACAGTAAAACTTATTCTTATTAAATATTCTAGCCTGTAAGTTAAACTCTACACTAGACTCATCAAAGTTATACTTACCAGGTTCCTTAAAAGACTCTCTCAGAAATTCTACAAGAAGTTCTCTAGTCTCAAACTCTGTATAAGACCACTCTTTTGAAACATAATCATATGTAGGTATCTTTCTATAC